ATCTCTTCGCGGGCCACGTTGCACGACAAGCAATGCTCTGTCATCTGCTGGGTCATCTCGGGACCCGACGAGAGCTTCATACGGTGAATGTAGGCATCATACATCTGCTTGCGGGTCGGACCCACGTCTCCGGGAGCGGCATTTGCGAAATACTTGAGGATCGTCGTGGCATCGCGGGGAGAGGCGGCGGCCGGTGCACTGGTCGGGTCCTGCTTCTTGTAGTAATCCAGCAGGATGTCCATATTTTTGAGGTAGTAGTCTTCAACAGGATTCGAGTGCTCAAGATCGAGTTCAAGCTCGCGGGCGGTCGCTTGGAGATGGGTGGCTTCGACAACAGACTCCAAGGAGTTGGAGGCGTAGAGGTCCGAGATCTCCTCGCGAATGCGAGCAAGATCAGTCTGGCGCTCGTCCTGTGTCGACGTCAAGTCGCGCAAGGTTTGAACCACCTCCCGATGCACGGAGTCCAGCGTCCCTGTTGTCTGTCCCCCCGAGGGAGCCTCTCGGATCTTCCGCACGCGAAAGACATCCATTTATGAAGCTCAACACCTGTCCCATGTAGACCTGATTTTGAAACATGCAGGGTCGTTGGCGTTTGACAGCCTCGAGTGTCCCTTCGCCGTCGAGAAAGAATCGAGTGCAGACATAGGTCAGCGCAAGGAAGGCACTGCGATTCATTCCCGCCTGGCAATGGACGTAGACGACACCCCCAGGAGGTGAGCGCAAAAAGGCATGCATTGTGGCTTCGAACTGAGGATACCAGTCTAAAATGTTGTGGTGGGACGTGTCCGACGCAGACAGACAGACGTATCGATCGGGGTGGGCCTGCTGATACCATTCTGGGCTATCCCATGGAAAGGCGCAATTGATGACGTGGGAGATCCCGCGGTCTCGGACGAAGCGTGGAGTGAGAATCGCCCCAGGACCGACGAGGATTCGTGTGTGGAAGTAGGCGGGAGGTTGGCGAAGATAGTCTGGAACCGGAGCCAGCATCTACCTCTTTCTGACATCCTGTCTTTTAATGATCGCACGCAGGAACCCCTCCTCCTGCGACACCACACCAGCCCGACGTGAGCCCTTTGTCGGCGCGACACGGACACGCGCGCTGAGCCCGAATGCGGGTCAGGGCTTCTTCATGGCGAAGCTGTTCAGTCGCCTTCTGGGCTCGAACGCGATTGGCATAGGCCTCCCACCCGCTCTTGGCAATGTACTCCATCTGCCGAAGCGACCACGCATAGGAGGCTCCGCTGTGGCCCTTGTACATCATCCGCGCAGCGATGGCGGAGAGTTCAAAGTCCGACGCGAACATGAATCCATCGGGACCGGGGGTCGACGGCTTCGCCAGATAGTCCCAGAGACCCACCTGCGTGACCGCCTGGTAGGCATCCGCAAGCATCGTGGCATCCGAGGTCGAGAATCCAAGGGACGTGAACCGCTCCATTGTGTATAAAAACGGGTGTCTTGAAAGCAAGACGTCCGTTTTTGTATGGACATAGAGGGCTATCTCAATCAAGTCTTCGAAGAAGGACGGCTCGATGACGAGATCCTTCGCATTCAGCATCTGATGATTGGGCTGACCAAACTCCCCCATCCCGACAAGGGGATTCAGGCGCGGAAGGTTCATCTCATGACCCAAATCTTCAAGGGGCTCCTCTCAACCAAGGATGCCCGAGAGAAACGTGTTCAGCAGATTCGTGAGAACAACTGTCGCAGCGCCCAGAATTGCAGCACCCGTCCAGCTCACGACCCCACCCGAGGTGTAGGCATTTGGAACGTATTGAAGCAAAAGGTTACGGGGCATTGACATCGAGATTATCGCACCTGCGATGAAGATGGCGAGGTAGAGGGTCGTGTTCGACAGCATGAAGCGCATGGCAGGCAGGCTCGGCTTGAAGGTAGGCGCCATGGCGGAGTGACCGGGCGACATCACGCCAGGAACACCCATCATGGGGGGCTGAGACTGGGGACCCTGCGGGGAGGGGAGGAGCGCGTCGAGCGAAGTGGCATCGTCCATTTGTTTATGAAGGAGAGGAGCTTTCGCAGGTTGCATCTTCGACGCGGTATTTGTAGCACTTCCCGTCCGATCGAACGACTTTGTCTACCATGTCTTTGAGGGGGAGGGCGGGCGTCTTTTCAGCTGTGTAGGACCGGTGAAAGAGCAAGACGAAGACCCCAAGCCCAATGAGGAAGGAGAAGAACGGCCCTGCACGGTGGATGGCAGCCGAGACGCGCTCACCTGTAACGAGTGCGACCATTATCTACTCGCAAGCAAATTCAACGAGTCGGGCTCGGACGTACACGGCACCTCTTCGGCGATGAACCGGATACATCCGCTGTCGACGTGAAACGGGCTTGTATCTGCGGGAGTCGGCAGCACTTTGAGTTTCCGATTGGGTGGGACGAGGACGGTTGAAATCAACATTCCGACGATCGCACCCGCAACGATCCAGCGCGCGTCGAGCATTGCTTCTACTCTGTGAGTTTTTCGGCGACCGCAGATTGAGCCATCACGACTTTAAAGGCCTCCGACGCCGCTGGAACCAGGAACGAGAGGCCAAACCCAGACAGAGGAATGACGATCGCAATGATGGTCATGCCAATCGCGAGGTATCGGCTCCCCTTCTTGATGTAGGTCATCCACGTGATGATGATGCTGGTGACGTAGAGAAACGTCAAGACCGAGGCTCCGACAACCGACCAGATCGAGGAGAGCATCGACGTCCACGGACTCGTGAGCTCGTCGAGCCGAATGGGTTTGCTCGCAGGCTTCGGTGTGAGGGATCCGAGTTCAAACTTCTGTCCTTCGGGGACCACGATGGTCTGCGGCTTCCCATTGATGATCACCTCGAACGTGCCCCTCCGTCCTTTGACGATGTTCGCCGAGTTGATGGTGGAGGCCTCCTTGTCCTTGAGTTTCGACTGGGCCATTTCCTGCATCTTGATTTCGATACAGGTCTGGTCGGCCGCACCGCACTGATTCGCCGCCTCCTCTTTGATGTAATCCCGTTCCGCTGTGGTGAGCGTGACCGCCCCACGCCCTGTCGCCCGTGCGAGAATGGGGATGAGCGACGAATCGACATCGACCGAGATCGTCCCGTTGGCCTTGTATGCGTCTTGGAGGGTTTGGGTCACGTCGGTCGAGGAGAACTCGTCTCCAAACTTTGCAGACTTGATGACAATCGACTGTGACATAGTTATTAATTCGCAAACACAAGATTACCGAGACCAGAGACGATGCGGAAGAAGTTCGTCGCCTCCACGTAGACTCCGACCGTGTACGTGTAGACGAAGATGACATTGTCATTTCCTTGGACGACTGTCACGAGATCCCCGGGGTTATAGAGACCCACGTTGCCCGCAGGAATGATGGTCGGATTCTGGCTGAACACGGTTGACTTCAGAACGCAGACAACGTTCGTCGTCGGCGCGCCCGTGATGAGGCTGGATTGGGGAAGGGGCTGCTGAAGCGTCAGACGAAGGGTCACCTTGTTGAAGAGACTTCCGTTCACAGCTCCACTCGGCTGATACTGATCGTGGTCCAGCGCGAAGGAGTACATGTAGAGTCCAGGCAATCCGGGGGCATCGCCCGTCGTATGGCGATACATCTGGAGGAGCGAGAAATAGGGCAAGGGCTTCGTCTGGAAGCGCTCCTTCGCATCGAAGAGGAGAACGCCGTCGATCATCGGATCCCGTGGGAACGTCGAGGTCGTCTGCTGCTGTCCCGATGAATACAGGGCAGGAATCGCAGACCCGGCGGCCGTCCACGGGGCCCGCTTCGGGTCCGTCCAATTGGTATAATTGTCCCAGTCGTTCGCAAGAATCCGATCCGACCGCTGTGCCGCAAAGACAATGCGCGTGACAAGGTTGTAGAGAGGAATGTCGAGGTCTGTATTGCCGCCAAACTGACCCTCCTTCCCTACGTATCGAACTGTCTTCACCAAGACAGTCGTGTCCGCCTTGGCGATTTGATTCCACTCCGTCTCGGTGAGGTAGATAAAGTTGCCCTCGATGTAGGGATCGGGGAAGAACGTCGTGATCAGAGAGTTGCTGGGAAGGCCCGTTGTCAGTGGAGGGCTCAGGAACAGCTGCATCGGGTAGTTGGTGGGCTTCACGCGCTGACCGTAGGTCTCCGTGTTTGCTGGGTTCACGTCAATGACCGTATACAGATCCGTGATGGACCGCAGTGTCACGTTGATGTAGACCTCTGAGTTCTGAAGCGCAGCAAGGGGGAGTGCAAGACCGGGGTTCTCAGCGAACCAGAAGTGAAGCGGAACGACGAGCTGACGAGACCGAATGCTCGGCTCGGGTATGATGGACTTCGGAAAGGCCGTCGGGGTTGTGGGAGGCCGAATCGCATGCGGGTACTGGTTCCGACGGTCATAGGCATTCGCGGGATCGTTCAGCTCAGGGACATTTCCCACCATCTGGTCGACGATCTGCCGCTTGTTGCGATCATGGGTCATGTACGAATAGAGCTTGAGCCATTCCCCCGTCAACGTCTGGATCGCCTGCCCGTTCATCGTCAGATCAATGCGATCAATCATGTTGTAGCCGATGTTATCAATCCACTGAAACTCATACCCGAGCGCGTTCGGGATTGAGATCCCTGACGCCGTTCCCGCTCCGTATCCGGGTGGAAGCGTCGCAGTCTCTCCCAAGTACTTCAACGGAGACCAGATGTCAGGAAGCGTCAGCACGAGATAGGTATCGTGAAGAAGCTGAGCATAGCGATCGACGCGACATGAGATCGTTCTCGTTCCCGTTGACGAGAACTCGAGATTGGAGGCGGTAAAGCTCATCCGAATGGATT